GACAATAGGTGCAGTGTAAACGCCACCCTTAAAGGTGATGTCAATCTGCGAAATTTCGCCAAGTGTTGCATTGAGCACTGGCAAAGTTTCTAGGTAGGTGCCTGTCAGTGTGAAGTTAGGGTTAGTAGCACCTACAGCTGCTGATGTTGGCTTGACAACCACTGTGGTGGCTGTGCCTACAAGTGTTGCCAAAGTGGCGTACACCTCAGACGCACCGTAAGTCATAAACAAAGTAACGGTCAGGGTGTTGTCCTCGATTGTGGCACTGTAGACACGGGCAGTATTTCCGAACACTGTGGTATCGGCTGCGGTGTTCGTGCGCTCCAGCGTGGCTGCGGTAGCAAAGCCAGTCAAGGCCACACTATTCACAGTGACAGTTGGGTTAGAAAGATAAGTGCTTGTGGCCATGGGTTACTCCTCTGGAGATGTTTCTTCTGTTTTAGCAGATTTAGATGGTGTTTTGTCGGATTTGATAAAGCCACCCCAGATAAGCGCTTCAATGTTGATGCCCTCTGCTGGAATGAACTCACTGCCGGGTTCCCCGACTAGATCAGAAATAATTGTGTATGCCATGGCTTCCTTAGATTGTCTTGACTGCTATAGAGATTACTAGGTCGTAGCAGGGATAGTCAGCCCCACCGATTGAGTAGGCCGTGGGGCTGCCACTCATCACGATTGCGCCACTGTTTACAACAGCAGCTGCAATACTGAGCAACTGGCGTAGAACAGGCAAGCCTGCTGGGCCTGAGCCAATAACCTTTACGGGGAAGTTCATCCTCAGCACGTTGCCGTTGCCAGCGAACATATCGAAGGATGGCGCGTCAATAAAGGCACAGTTAGCGATGAGCTTTGTCGGGTCGTTTATAACGCGTAAGCCCGTCACCGTTGTCAGCAGTGCAGTCAGGTCATCTAGACCTTCGTTGAGACAGTCTGTGTAAGCCACTAAGCCACCTGTGGGCGGTGGATGCCCAGCAACTGCTTAATGACTGGGGTCATCGCTGAGACGCTTGCAGCGCCCATACCGTCAAAGGTAGCGAAGGTGTCCTGAACACTGCCACGAGCGCGGAATAATGCGGCTGCATACATGACTGTGCCAAGGGTGACATCGTGGCCCGGTGAGGTGGAGAGGCTGCTGTCGAAGTACCCGGACTCTTGCCTGCGTCGATAGCAGAAGTCATTGGCTGCGTTAGTGGCCTGAGTCGCGAGCGTGTAGTCATCACTGGGGTTAGTAATGTCAGTCCCCAAATATGTCAGCAGATTTGCCGTGGTTACCCATGTGCAGTTCTGCGTGTAAGTAATCGTGCCAGTAGCTGACGCTGTGCGCTCAACATCACTGCCAGTACAAGCAAACAGCACCTGATTAGGAATACTGACATTGCTGTTAAAAAGCAAGTCACCTTCCGTGTCTATGCCGATGTACTCATACTTGGGCAGGGCATAGACAACGAAAGTACCGTTGAAAGGTGAAGCAACACTGGCAACAGTGATGGATTGCCCCACCTCTATTTCAGTATCGGTCAGTGTTTGTAGCACTGCATAGTTGTCTAGCAGTTGCTTAAAAGTGACTGTGTATGTAGCCATCGGCGGTAGCCGCCTTTCGGACTAAGCGATTACGATGCCCTGAATGAACGATGACTTAGCAACGAAAGTTGAGAAGTAACCGTAGTAAGAGAACGTGCGGCTCAATGTGCTTGGGTTGGCAATGCTGAGAACACCTTGCTGTGCTTCGTAAATCTCGAAGCCCGGTGCGTAAGTGACAAGCATTGTGCCCGATGCAAAGTTGTTATCCACAACAAGCGTGAGGCCCATGACATCCATTGAGTTGTAACCAAGACCACCAACGCGGCCAAGGCTGTTCTGACCGAGAACACCGTTTGTGGTGTAACCAAGTACAGGGCGCTTGTTTGCGTCAAGCTGTGCACCCAACTTTTCCCACACATCTGGTGAAACACACAGGTGAGTTGGGAAGTAGTTGCTGTCCTCAGCGATTTCGCGTGCTGCGTCATACAGTGAGTTGATCAGTGAAGTTGGGTCTCCAGCGGTGACAGTCCATGTTGAGCCTGATGCTGTTTTACCAGCCACCAAAGCGTCGGCTGCAATGTTGTCTGTAGCGATGAGGTATTCACCAGCAAGGTCATTGAGGATGAGGTTCATTGCGGCAGGGTCTGTGAAGTCCATGTCTTGCATTGTGAGCGTGACTTGTCCAGCGACAGTTGATTTTGTAACTGTGTTAGAAGCAATGACCATGGTGGTGGCGCTAACTGCGCTGCCTTCTGTTTGTGTTGCTGCACTGGTGTGAGTCGTGATGGTTGGGCGCACGAAAGTCTTGCTTGGGGTGTTCGGCATTGAGCGTGCACCAAAGGCTGAGACAACTGGGCGCACAAAGTTTAGGTCTTGGAACAAAGGCCCAAGAACTGGCACTGGCAAAAGTCCCGGTGTATCTGTGGTGAGAACATCACCAGCAGCTGCTTGAAGTGCTGTCTGCTGATCGCGGACTGCTTCTTTGTAGGCAGCGTTTACATTGTTGAAGGTGTCGCCACCTGCGTGCATTGCAGCAAGGTATTCACCGGCTGAAGGCATTGCGAACTTGCGCTTTGGTTGAGCAAAGATTGACGATGCTTCGATTACTTCTGGAACTGGGGTTTCTGACACTTCGGTCTCCTCTGACTCTGTGGGTTCAGGCTCATCGGGTGCCGTTTCTGTATTATTGCTTATTTCATCCTCTGATGTGGGGATACTTGCAGCAACATCTGTGATGGTAGCACCGCTAAAGGCTGGCTGTGGTACAAGTGACAACTCCATCCAGTCGGCTGCTTCCACGATCATTACGCCATCTTCGTTGTAGGTAAACTTGGTGGGGTTCACGCCAACTGACACGGAATCAAGAACTCCGTCAGCTGCCAAGACTAGAGCTTCATCGCCAAGGGCTGTGGTGCTTACTTTGGCTGTGAAGTACATAGCCTCTTCGTCATCGGTGCGTTCGGTCACTAGGCCGATGGCTTGGCTGGCATCGTGGCTCATGTAGAGCTTTGGCGCTTTGCCTTCTGTGGGCAGACTGCCCGGCAAGAAAGAAACTGTCTGACCACCTGAGACTGTGGCCTCAGTGTTGTATGGAAGGGCAATACCTGTGATGGTGCGCTTAGGGCTGCCATCTTGGGCGGCATCAACTGTGAATGTGGAACTGGTAAAGCGCATCATGCGAGGGACTCCTGAGTGTTTTCGTTTCGTGAATTGCCGGGCATATTGTCAGCTACATAGTTTTCCTCTAGGTAACTGTCTGAATCAAACTTTACATAGGTTCCGCGCGGTAGCACGTTATTCATTGACAGGGTGCTGGCAATGCAATCGGCGTATGGCTTCACGCCGAAAATGTAAAGGTCAGCGCGTGATTGCTCACTGCTGGTGTAGGCATAAGCGCCAGTGGACACGCCCACAAGGTAAGGGGGGACACCACATAGGCGTGCCAAATCGAGCGCTGAATACTGTGCTGACTCAATCATCAGCATCTTGTCAGGCGTAGCAGTGCTGGCCTCATAGGTCAGGAACTCGTTAAGCACAGCGGTCTGGCTAGTTAATCGAGCCTCTTGGAAGGCTGCACCAATCTCTGACAACTCCTGAGCGCTTAACGGTTCACCGCCAGTTTGTTTCAACACGCCACTAGGCAGGCTTGACTGTGCGTTCTTGTATCGGCTTTGCTCAATCTTTAATGCTGTGGTGATGGTCTGTTCAGAGCTGTAAACAATGCCCTGAATAGGGCTGAGGAACTGCACCACATTGCGGTAGTCCAACTCGTTACCAGCGAAACTAATTGACTTGGAAGGGTGAAAGAACACTGGTCCTTGCTCATCCAAAGTAGTAATGCTGCCAGCAGGTAGGCGCTGGAACTTAGACGGGAAGCCATCTTGGGTGCGCTCTGTGATGTACCAAAAGGCACGACCATAGAACAGCAAATCGTCAAGAGTCCACGCCATTAGGAAGTTAAAAGTGACAGCAGGGTCAGGCTGGCGAAGCCAAGACCTAGGTGCTAGTGGCACTTCTTCCATCTCACCAGACGCGTCATCAAAGACTTCGCCGTACATTTTTAGCGGCATACAACCAATAACAGAAGCCAGCAAGTCACGTGATCGAGACACCGTAGCAATGGTCATGGCACGCTGACGCGCTGCACCCTCTTGGTAGTTATAGAAGTTATCTATCGGGTTTCGGCTGTTGCCTGCTGGGGCATACCCGACAGCGGCCTGCACTGACGGCACAGAAATAGCGGCTTTAGTGACTGGCTTATTAAAAATACCCATAGCGGTAGTATGCCACTTTCTGCCGGGTGTGTGTGGTACTGCCCTACTCATCCCGACAACGCCTAGAGCAGTACCAGAAATAGTTTAGCGATTAACGACAACCATCATGGGTTTAGTCTTTTGCTTAGGTTTAGACACTTGCGACACTGACCAAATCATGCAGCGGCACAGCTCTATCGGCCCGGGTGAACGCTGACTGCTGACCACAGCGCCAGAAGGTGTTTTCACTAGCACAGCCCTAGACACATGATCAGCAAGCAGGCTTTCGCCGTGGTGCTTAACTTTGCCTTCGTGAATCATTGACCTAACCAAGGTGGTGTATCGGGTTAGTTCTGCATAGCCCGTAAGGCTGGTGCGCCTACGCAATCCCAACGGCACATGGATATCGAGCGTTGGCGTAATCAGCAGCTGCACTTCAGGGTTTTCCATCACCCTTGCGATAGCGGCCCACATATCAGCCTCAGTTTCAACCACAAACTCAGTCTGCACAATGACTGTGCCGTCAATCTCCACAGCCCTAACACCACAGTATCGAGCGTCATCCACAGACGAATCCACAGCAAGGATGCCACCCTCAGGCATGGCAATATCTGTCTCGTTCTTCTCCCACACCCCAAGGTCAAGCCAAGCGCCACGCGCTGTTATCCACTGGTTCAGGTGGGCACGCATAAAAGAGTCTTTCTTAGACACTGCTCGAAGGGCATCTATCGTAATCGTTGTCCCCAGCGACGGGTTAGCCCAACAGAAGTTCTTTTCATCCAATGGCGACAAGTGCCCGGGCATTGACCACTCAGCAAAATAGAACAGGCTTGGGATGTTCTTGTCAATGTCAGCCATAGCTTGCTGGCGTAACTTAATCATCGTCTCACTGTTCTGATCACCAGCTGTAGACCACATAGAAAGCAGTGGCGACTTGCGCGCAATCTGGCTAGGCCGTAGCGCTGTGTCCACCACCTCAGCGTCAATGTCAAAAAGCTCATCACAGACAATCAGGTCATGAGAACCGCCGTGAAGGCTTTTAGTGGCAGCGCGAATCTCCCAGCGTGAACCGTCAGGCATCTCCACAGACTTACGGCCAATGGCAGCCAGTTTCTTACCGCCAAAGGATTCACACAGAATGTTGGCAAGCAAAGGGAAAATAGCCTCAGCGCGGTCAAGTTTGTTAGCTACAGACATAACAGACTGTGGGCCGCCACGTATGCCAGGTGCCTCAGTCATCCACCACCCAATAAGCGCCTGCAAAGCAACAGACTTGCCGTTCTGTCTAGCCGTACTCACCAAAGACTCACGGAACTGCAACACACCATCCTCATCATGAGCCAATTGCCCAGATAGCGCATGAACCTGCCAAGGCATCAAAGTCATACCCATATGACGTTCACACCACGAAGCCACAAGAGCGCCATAGGACAAAGTCCCAACCCCCACCGATTCCAATCTGGGCTGTTCCCTACCAGTCCGCCAATCATGTTCCTGATCATCACCAGTTACCGCCAGTTCAGGCTGATTCTCCAAAAAGATGTCCGAAATAAGGGTCGG